TCAAACATAAAAGTTTCTCTTTGTTTAATGATTTTTTCAGGTGAAACAAATGATAAACAAACAAATTTTTGACCAGCAAGGGGTTTGTCTTCATCCAATAAATCAACATGTTTAGTAGTTTTGTTCATATATATCTAATTTTAAAATATAATTTTAAGTTTTTATTTAATTATATTTATTTTTTTCTTTAGTTTTAATATAATAATGAACGGAATGTTTGATATGGGCGAACTTGTTCGTAGAGCGATAAAGTATTTAGTAGAGGGTTTCATGGTTGCCATTGCGGCCTTTGCTATCCCTCAGAAAAGCCTAAAGATTGATGAAATCTGCCTCATCGCTTTAGTTGCGGCTGCTACTTTCTCAATTCTTGACACATACGTCCCATCTATGGGATCTACTGCTAGAACCGGTGCCGGCTTTGGTATAGGTGCAAATCTTGTGGGTTTCCCTGGTTAAGTAATTTTTTTTAATAATTTTTTTAATAAATTTATAAATAATTTTTATTAAAAAAAAATTGATTTTTTTTTAAGTTTTCTGATTTAAATTTCATAAAATGAGCAAACAATTTGTATATCAAATTTATTGTAATAATAAAGATGAATGTGATTTTGTTTATGTAGGATCTACATGTAATTTTACTAGAAGAAAATATCAACATAAGCAAAATTGTAAAAATAAAGATAATTTAAAAGTTTATCAAACAATAAATGAGTATGGCGGTTGGGATAATTGGACTATGGAGATCCTTGAAGAATTAAATATTGAACGTGTGCTAGAACAAAAAGAAGAAGAATGGAGAGTTAAATTAAATGCTCAATTAAATTCTCAAAAAGCTTATAGTGAAGATTACAATTTACAACGTAAAGAATATCGTGAACAAAATAAAGAAAAAATTAAAGAACAAAGGAAAGAACAATATGAAAATAATAAAGAAAAAATCCGAGAAAAACAAGCAGAATATCGTGAAGAAAATAGAGAGAAAATAAATGAACAAAAGAAACAACATTATCAAGAAAATAAAGCTAAAGTAAGAGAAAAGGTAAATAAATATAGAGAGGAAAATAAAGAAAAGATTAATGAAAAGAAAAAATTAAAAGTACAATGTAATTGTGGAGCTATATTTAGAAAAGAGGATAAAGCTAGACATTTTAGAACAGTACTACATCAAAATTTTGTAAGTTCAAATCCAGATGTTGAAATTAATTTAGAACCATTAGAAATTAGTTAAAAGTATTTGAATTTACTGTTTTTTAATTTTTTTATTAGTTTTTTTTTTATTTCTCTTTTTTCTTTTTCTTTTTTGGGTTTTACCACCATATATATTTTTGCTATTTATAGAATTATTTATTAAAATTCTTTCTAAATCTAGTTTGGGATAAATATCTGGAAATTTATTTTTATTTAATTCTACTGCTATTCTCCAATAATTTTCACCTAATATTTTATCTCTACAATTTATCTCATCTTTACGTAGATTTAAAAAATCTTGAGTTAAATCAATATTATCTAAACATTCTCGTAATAATTTATTTTTTTGTTTTAATGTTAAATGTTTTTTTAAAAATAATGATTTTAAAGATTTTATAGATTTAGTAGGTAGATTAGACTTTAATGAATTCATAATATATTATTATTATATTAAAATTATTTAAATATTTAATAACTTTATTAATTAATGTATAGTTTTTTAACTTTATTCTTAATTCTTGTATCAGCTGATGTTACTTCAATAGTTATATCTAAGATAAATAATATAAATGAGAATATTATAAATAATCAAAATATAAGATGGTTTTTTATACATTTTATCAGTAATTGTTTTGTAACATATAATGGGATTAGTGATTTGAAAAAATGTTTAAAAAATCCATATGAAATAGATAAATTTGGTTGGGATGAAAATTCATGGAATACAATGAATATGGCTATGTTAACTCATTTTTATCATTGTTTATTTTTTAGATTAAGAAAAGCAGATATAATTCACCATTTAACAATGGTAGGTATAGCTGGATCAATAGAATATTATCAACAAAGTATAATTTGTCCAGCAGTTTTATTTTTTCTCTCGGGATTTCCAGGATCAATTGATTATTTTTTATTATATTTGGTAAAATTAGATTTATTTTCAAAAGAAAGAGAGAAAGAAATTTATTTATACATTACAACTTATATTAGAAGTCCAGGAGCATGTATTTTATCTTTTATTGGTTTTTATAATTTTTATATTAATAACCATTTTAATATTTTTTATATTTTATCAAATATATTAGTTTTTTGGAATGGACAATATTATCTAATGAAACATAGTTTAGATTATGGAAAATATTTAGAAATTAGAAAAGTAGAAAAGTTATTATGGATAGAGAAAAATAGTCCAAAATATCAAAGAAATATTATCTCTCCTAAAAACGAAAGACAAGCTTTATTTACATAATTATATATTTTGAAACTTTAATTTTACGTCCCGCTTTATGGGCAGTCATATGATAAAATAGATGTTCACAAACTTGTCCTGGAGATTGATCGTCTGGTATGGGTTCATCTAAATTCCATCCATCATCCCAAAATACATCAAGATTAAAGTATTTTTTAAAAGCTTTAACAGATCCATCTCTTTCAGTATCTGTAATTAATTTTTTAAAATTTTCAATTAATCCATCATAATAAAATCCTTTAAATCTATTAGTTTTATATATTGCAAAACCATTAAAAGCAGAAATAACATCAGTACTATTACCTTTGGTATTTTTTAATTTAGTAAATAAACCAGAACGCATTGCAGTAAGAACATGTTTAGTTTTTCTTTGTTCAGGACCGTAACCAAAACAATGATGTTTAAAATCATCATATAATAATGCCCATATATCAAAATAAGCAGGATGAGGAGGATCGTGTTGTGTACGATTAAATGAAATACAATCCCAGTCATCATTATCAAAATTATTTAAATATCTATCAATTGTATCTATATTCCATTTAACAGCACCTTTATCATCAGAATCAATCATAATATGGAATGAAATATCTTTTAATTCATTATAAACAGTATTTAAACATTCATTTCTAGCTTTAGCTATTCTAACAGTTCTTTGTGGGGCATCATTTATTATTTTTTTAATAATAACATTATTATTTTTATTCATATTTTTATAAGAATTTAAAAGATATTCGGTATTATCATTACAATTATCAAAAACAAAAATAGAATATATATTAAAATCTAGAGTTTTAACATATTCAATATTTTGAAAAATTTTAGGTAAATATTTTTCACAATTTCTAACAGCAAAACAAAGAGCAATGTTCATATTTTAATATTAAAAATATATTTATATTAATATTTATTAATAAATTAAATCTCTCAGAGAATGAAATAAATATTTCAAAAAAAATTGATTAAATATTTATTTTATAATTAATTATAAAAATGGAACATCAGGATTGGAACAAAGTTGTATTTTCAAATAAAAAACCTGAAAAATCTCAAGTAAAAAATGTAGTTAAAAAAGATCCAAATGTAGTAGAAAAATTAGTTGCTCCTCTAAATTTAGGAGTATTAATTTCACAAGCAAGAACAACCACTAAAAAAACAAGAAAACAGTTGTCTAATGAATTAGGTATTGCAGAACAAGTACTTAGTAGATGGGAAACAAATAAAGAAACACCTGAAAATAAAGATATAGCAAAAGTTGAAAGAGTTTTACGAATTAAATTACCAAGAGTTCAAAAAGTAAAAGTTGAAGAATAAAAAGTATTAAATAATTAAAAAAATTGAAATAAATATAATTTTTTTTAATTATTTAAAAATGTCGTTCTGTTGTTTGAAGACACATCCAGAATATCCTAAGAGAATCAAATCTGATGATGATAATTATGAAGAGAATTGTCCATTCTTTGATAAAAAACGTATGCCTAGACCCGATTATGAAGATCCCGAAGATATAAGTGAAGAAGAACTTAAAGATAATAGATTTATTTGGACATGGTTTAATAATAGTCCTGAATTAGTTTCATTGAGAGATGCAGAAATTGATTTTAAAAATGGAAAACCTATTACTCCAATTAGGACTGGAATAAAAGGACGAGGAATTTTACCAAAATTTGGTCCTCAACATGCGGCAGATCCAGTTGTTACGCGTTATATTAATAATAGATTACATTTCCTAGCTGTATTGAGAAGTGATGTTAATGAATATGCAATTCCTGGAGGATTTATAGATGCAGGTGAGAAGTATCCTGATACATTAAAACGGGAATTTGAGGAAGAAAGTTGTCAAGGAACTAATCCAGCAATTTTAGATAAAGTTTTTGAAAATGGAGATATTATTTATGCTGGTCCAACTTTTGACGATCCACGCACAACAGATAATGCATGGATTGAAACTATTGTTGTTCATTATCATATTACAGAAGATTTAGCAAAAAAGATTAAATTAAAACCTCAACCAGGCGAAACCAAAAAAGTTGAATGGATTGATTGTGAAGGAAATTTATATGGTGGTCATTCCCACTTTTTAAAATTAGTAAAAAATAAAATGAATAATAAAATTGTTGTTAATACTATTCCAATTAATTTTGAACAATTTAGAGAAGTAGGATCAGTATTTATCTATTTAATCTTTGTTATCTTTATAATGTATCAACTTTTATGTGTTGATAAAGAAATTCGTCTTCAAGAACAAATAGATAAGTGTATTGAATTAGACCTATTTTTAGAATACTCAAAGATTAATTGTACTATGTAAATAAAATTTTCAAGTATCTAATTCCGGATATTTTATAAATAATTTTTTATTAAAATTTTTTAATATTTCTTCATCTACTTTATCTTCTTTTAATTTCATTAAATATCCATATCTTCTTTCATTGGTTCTTTTTTCATAAAATAATGTGGGATCTCCTCTATTTTTTCCTAAACGATAGTATTGTGGTAAAATAAAACTGGCTTCAGTTTTAATTCCATTTTCAAGATTATATAATTTTTCTTTTATTTCTTCTAATTTTTCTATTATAGTTTTTTTATTACTTTTTGTACCTTTTAAATCTTTATCAGTTAAAGGGTGTTTTTTATCAATTACAAAATGTTCTCCATGATTATCTCTAGCTTTTACATAATAAACAAACTTAGGTATCATGTCTTGAGTTATTTCATCAGGAAGATTAGATGCGTTTTTAGATCTTTCTCTTTTAGTTCCTTCTTTAATTCCTTTACTATTTTTTTCTTGCATTTCTCTAGTAGCTATTCTAAGATTATCATATTTATTATTTAGAGGATTTTGATCAATATGATCTATACTAATTTCTTTTGTTCCTTTTCCATTTTTTGAGCAATTCATAATAATTTGATGAATATATAAGTTATTATAATGGGATACAATATAACCATTTTCTAATTTGTGAAAAGTGATATTTTTTCCAGATAGTTTATCTTTTTCAAAGTCTTTAATTATATTAAAAGATTTCTCACATAATATACAAAGAGTTTCTGGTTCACAATACATTAAATAATCTCCATTTTCTGAAATCCAAATTGGGTTTTTCATTATATTTGCATCTTTTCCAAAGGTATTTGTATGTCCAGGTATATAATCTATAATATTAAATAAATCTTTAACTGTATCATTATATGCATGAATAAAAGATACATTAATTTTTCTAAGATCATATTTATTGTTATTTTTAAAGGAAATAATTATATTATAAGGTAAATAATTAAATAGAATTTTAATAATATCATATTTTTTATAATTTGCATTATAATATGGATATGTTTCGCTTGAATCAACTAATAATTTTTTATTAAAATTTAATAAAGTAGGTAATTGATTAGAATCAACAATTAATTTAACATCATTACCATAATCAATAATAAAATAATTTTCTTTTTCATTATAGCTGTATATCATATTATAATATAATAATATGATATTTCTTTAAATCAATTTTTAATTATATAAGTAACTCGTTTAATTAAAATTAGTTACTGTAGGCTAACCCACCCATACCACTCATAATACGGAGAACATTGTAGTTAGTGGCGTAGACACGGACTTTAGCGGTGGCAGTACCTTCAACGGTGGCATTGGAAAGGACGAGCTGGAGTGTAGCATTGTCAATGCGCGAGAAATTGCAAGTACCAGAGGGCTGGTGTTCCTCAGGGCGGAGGGCGAACGAGTAGACATTGATACCAGTGTCGGGATTACGGGTGTGCGCCTGGTAAGGCTGGACTAAGTCAAAGTATGTACCTTCACGCTCCGAGAAGCGGTCCTGGCCGTTAAGCTGGAGCTTGGCAGTGACAACGGGATTCTCACCCCAGCAGTGGAGGTAGAGCGATGTTTCAGTAAGAA